CCCCTCTCCGAAAAAATCCGGCATTAGTGTAACTATGCCTGCACAGTGTCAAGAATATAAACGGTATCAGCAGCTTCGAACGAAGGCAGGCAAATCTGAGATACAATAGTCTCAACCTGCACAGGATCAGCCTTTTGAACGGTTGTAACTGCGACGCCTGTATCGACAAGTGAAACATTGGCGATATTTGACGCCATTAAGTCGCTTTCGGCGGGAGTAGTACCCATCCAGGTGTTGCCAAGCTTGCCTTCTGGGAAAATAACAAACGTATTCGCAGGCATATATTTAGTTGAGGTTCCATCGACATCTTTGTATCTGCGGTCATTGACGAAAACATCAATGCCCAAAACAGAGCGCAAATAATCACGCAAAACATTGTCAGAAATCTCGCCTGCATTAGGATAAGCGGGGTAAATGGCATTTTTTACAGCCGCTGCTGCCCTAATCTGGCTCCATACTACACCGTCGCACATAGCACGGGAGGGAGTCGCGCCTGTATCATCGCGGATCGCATTTATGGCGGTCCGAATGTCAGCAACAGGGTCAGCATTAGCAGCGACGGACCAAGACGCAGAAACGTTTCCTTTGTGCGTAACGCCGTAATCAAAAACAAAATTTTGGCCATTATTGGCAATAGCTATAACGCCAGTAGTTAGAGCCTCCATGCGCATCGCTTCACGCGAAACGGCAGCAGCACGGATCAGCTCAGCTGCATCGTCAAAAATACGGTTGATCACGCTATCAATATAGTTTTGATTATTGGTCTCCAAAACTAAATTTAATTCCTGGCGTAACTCTTCATCAATATAAAGGCTTTCCTTAAAATAGGGCATTTCGGCGGTCAAACGCTGGAACCCACGGCGGGCGCGTGGAACAGCCGCAACGTCGAAAGCAGAAGTCTTAAGAGCAACAGGAAGCCCCCTGCTGCCTTTAATCCAGGCAAGACTGAGGCCGCGCTTCTTCGCGTTCGGAAACAACTCTTCACAGGGATAAATTTCTTCTTCGGAAATTCCCGCCCAATATGCAGCAATCTCATTAGCTTTAACTAAATCAAAAATTGTAGCCATTTTTTACCTCCAAAATTTTAGCAACAAAAAAAACAGCAAGTGCTATTGCATTTTAATGACAGAAACCGCGCCATAAGCATTTATGCCAGGTGTCACTGCGGCCTTTACAGTCGCGTTCAGCCGGTCGTAATTGACAAAGCCGAAAATCAAAGCCGTGCCATTAGCAGCGCCTGCCGTCACATCTACGTCATGCAGCAAAACAGCATTAGCGGTTTGATTTTCGCCAGGGGCAGCCGCGGCGGTCTGCATGTTTGAAGGGTCAATCATAATCGGCGTGCCTGCATACGCAATTTTTTTACCATCGTCCTGTGTAGTGCCCAAACTTTGTGCCACTATGCAGCCGACCGACGCCTGCATATCGACATTAGCCAAAATTTGAGTAGGAGCGCCTAAACTCAAAGTTTCAATACCCGAACGGTTTAACATAACCACAAACCTCCACTAAATAACAGTTTTTTTATTTTGCATACGCAAAATTAGTTTTTCCAGAAACTCTTAGTAATTTTCGTTTTTTGCTGTTTGGCAAGGCGTGCACCTATACCGTCAACCTTTTGCGACATTGTTCCCGCCTTTACAGCCGCGCCTGTGCCTTTTTGCGCACCCTGCGTACTTTCGGTGTTTTCAAACCAGGCAGGATATTTAGAGCGCAATTCAGCAAAAACAGTTTTGCTTTCGCTGCCCTGCCGTTTTTTTGCGCTGGCAAGAATTACAGCATCCTCTAAATACTGCATTTTTAGACCGCTGCGCAATGCCTCAAGCTGCAATCCAGCTGCTTGTAATTGCGTTTCAAGCTGGCTAATTTTACTGCTGAGGTCAGCAGCAGGCTGCTCTTTTTCTGCCTTTTCTTCTTCCTTAGTTTCAGCAGCAGCGCGGCCCTCAATTTTTTGAGCTATACTTGCCTTCAATTCGGACAGTGTTTTACCCAAATTTTCGACAATTTTCTCGCTGCCGTTTGCAGCGTTTTCCGCGCTTTTTTCTTCTGCTTTGGCCTTTACAGCCTCAGCTTCGTTTTTCGTTTGGTTATTGGCGTTTTCTTCTGCCATTATAGCCTCCTATTCATATTCATAGCCTAAAGACTCTGCGAATGCGTCAAGCCCCGGATCGTCGCCTTTTCCGCCTGCTACCCAATCGGCAAGACGGCTTGTAATCTCATCATCAGACGGTATAACAGGTTCAAATGTGCACATCCCCATAGGGTGGTCCAGCGGCAAAGAGGTTTTGTCGTACCTTATGCCATCACGATCCAAGCACAGAGAGCAGGCCCGCGAACCATTGGCTATCCAAATATACTGCATTATAAATGGATTTTTAGCCGCCGAATCAACTATAGATTTTTGGTAACTATGCTGCGAAATTGTCCTTGCCAGTCTTTGTGCGCTATAATCGACTTTAGATTTATAGATATATCTGCCGTCGCTCATGCGCAGGTTCCAAGCTTTCTTTTTGTTAGGGTTTACGTATTGCTCCAGTTCCCTAGCAGTTTCTGCCACGCTTCTCTGTTCGACCTGCATTTGCGCCAAAATTGTGTTTATGTCGTGCTGAGTGCGCTGCAAATCCTGCCATATACGCGCACTCAATCCCTGCCCATCCCTGTATATTCCGCCATTTAACACAATCTGAACGGACAAATCGCAGATCGTCGAAAAAGCCGCGTCTATTGGCTTTCCTTCTATCCCGTATTTTTTACACCAGTCTGCATTGCATTTAGCTACGCTATCAGCGATCAAATACGCGTTCTGCGATATAATCCTTTCATTGCTATTGCTAATCTCCCTTGCCTGCGCAATAATTTGATTTTTTAGTTCACTGAAATATTGCGCCTGCAAAGCTGCTGAAGGTGTTTTTTTTTGCTCGTAATATTTGGCCATCCTGCCTATCTCAGCAGCAGCGCCCAAATATAAGTTTTCAATGTCACGTTTTTGTGACCTTAATATTTTGTCGCGCGTTTCCTGCGCCTCTGCGAGCATGTACGGATCAGCAGGCATAACTAGGTCCCTTCAAACGTTGCGTTATCAATTATTTGGCGTTCAAGAGCAATTTGTCTTAGTTCCCTTTCGGCTTCAGAATCTGACAATAAACGCCATTTTTGCATATAAGCCTTTCGACTCATAACCTCAGCCTGCACTTCTGCTAAATCCAGCTGCTTTTCCTCCGCTTCGTCTTCTGGTAACGGCAAATTTTCTACCACTTCCACGCGGTAATCTACCGCATAAAAATATTCACCGCGGCCCAAAAAATGCTCAATACAAGCAGGATAAGCAGCAGCGCCTGCAATTATCATACTTGCAAGTGACCTTAACGCGGGACGCCATGACTGCATTTTTTCACGGCAGCGCACAATTAGAGGCCAATAAATAGCCTTTAACGCTTTGCCGCTCGTAATCACGCCCTGCAAACTCTCCAAATTGGTATTAGGCATATCTATCGCTGAGTACCCTGCGGTCTGGATGCGCTCTAGTGTACGCTCTAACGTCGCGCTATAGTGCATACCCGGCTCCAATATGCCTACCTGCGTTTTCGGGTTTTCGAGGTTTTGGTCGCTGCCCAAATCCCAAAACGCGCCCGCTGCCGTTGAGAGTCCTTTCGTGCTCCCCGACGCCATATCCACAACATACTTAACGGGGTTCATGCTTTTGCGCTCGGCGTCAATATCGCCATTGGCAAGCAGCGAATACCAATACTCATAATTTTGTAGGTCGGTTATCTCACTCTTGCCTTTATCGTCTAAGCATAGGCCGGAATTGGTAACAATAGCAGCGGGGATTTCTTTCAGCAGCGTTTCTTGCCTCGGCAGAATTTCTTCCAAAACCGCGCCTGCTAAGTCTGTTCTGTACTCAGAAACATAAATTACATCGTTTTCTGCTTCAAAATACTTACAATAAAAACAATATTTTTCGGACGCGCTTTCCGCCTGCATAACAGGGCAAAAACACAAAAACTTAGTTAGCCTGCTGCCTTCATACCAATACGCAAAATTGAGCGAAGGGAAAAACGACAGGTCAATTTTACCGCCTTCAGAAAAATTTGCAACAATAGCAATTCTTTTTCCTATAAAACAATCACGTGCAGCCTTAAGCAAATTTGCTTCAAAGTTTGATTGTTCAAAAACTTTACGCAGCAATTCATTTATTTTGTCAATGTTTTGCGACAGTTCATCAGTTTTTGTTTCACCTTCGTAAATTGCGGTAATGTCTGGACATTGCGCAAATAAAAACCTAGCCTCCCTATCTATAAGCGAAGCCGCCATCTTATAGCGCAAATCAGCAGGCCTGTAATCGCCATTGCTGCCCTCCGGAATTATTTCCGCACCCTGCGCATATACCGCGTAGCACTTAGCAATGCTAACAAGCTCTGAGCTGTAATCACCAGTAAAATTACTGCCGAATAGCTGCTCCATTAAGTAGTTAGGATACCTAGGCACTATAGCAGATGTAAGCAAATCCATAACTTTTGATTACCCCCGCAATATGTCATTTACAATATTCTGTATTTCATCCGGATCGTAGCCTGCATTTTTTAGCCGCTGCACACGCTCCTCACCATTACCATAATCGCCACGTATAACAGCAAGCGCAATTTTTCGCTTCGCTTCTTTTTGTGCATTTGCAACAGCGGCAAATTTTGGGCGGGCATAACCCAGCACATAGCCCCAACCTATACTATACTCACGACGACCAACGGCATCCCTAAAATTACCTTCTATTGTTGTTACAATTCTATCTTTTATTTTTTCGACAATCCCAATATGGCAGGGATAACCGTAATTTTTTGGTGTGGCATAACTGTCCCAACTGTATAACACTATATCACCTTTTTGTGGCGTTAATGTATTATCCAAATGCCAAATGCCTTTTTTTATAAAAATATCCCTGTGCTGAGCGCAGCTTACCTCGGTCCCTATAATATCTGCTGCATTACATTTTATTGCCATTGCACTAACAAAACAATCACACCAGCTGTCAGTAGATTTAATTTGATACCCACGTGCCAAAGGCTTATAATTGTTGTATGTCTTAAGTATCTGCAAATACGATCCATCAAACTCATTATAGCCCACATATTTCTGAGCCTCGTTAACAAATTGCTCCGCCGTGCATGACATAATACACCTCGCTTTAATGGCACAAAAAGAAGACACTTATAAACTATAATCGTTAACACTCTTACTATCTATATAACTCTCACCTAAAATGTAAGAAACCAAACTAGCGCCGCTTGTCAGCATTGCCACAATTTGCAGCGCTTTATCCTGCTCCATGCCAAAACAAATCAGCAATGGTGCTAAAAAGCCTGCCATTGCAGCCCAAAATTTTCTGCTTAGCAATTTTTGCTTTATGCTCATTTGCTACCCCTTCCTGCTGTAATACTCTTTATTCTTGTAATCAGCAACAGTTACACTGTCTAGTGCATACCACAAAGCACTAAATGTATGTGGGTCGATGTTGAATTCATCATATATCAAATTGCCGTTTTTGTCCTTTTTATAAGTCAAATTTTTTAATTCTCTCAAAGTATTGGAACAATTTTCTGCTATAACGATATTTGCGAAGCGCTTTATTTTTCTAGTATTTGATAACCTACTCCCCGCAAATTTATTTTTGCAGGCGCGTATTTTATAACCACATTGTTTATAGTACGCAATCGCTTTCGGGTCCTCATTATCAGCAACGATAAATTTTTCTATCCCTCTTGACTGCATACTCAGCAATTTTTCTTTTAGCGCCTGCATTTTAGGTAACATCGCCATTTTATCGTCGGTTAGCTTATTGATGTATATCTCATCCCAAATAACAAGCATTGATTTTTTTATATCTACACTGCAACAAACAACCGCGTTGTAGCTTTCTTCAAAGCCAAAGTCAAAACCAAAGTATTGATTTTCTTCCCCTAAATCGTCTATCATGCGCTGTAAAATAGGGCCAATTTTCGCTGTTGTTATCTGCGGTAAAACCAGCATACCCATAACACCAAAGCGCCCTAACCTAGCAACGCGCCAAAGAGCAAAGTCAAATTTTTTTAACTCATTTAGCCGGTGTATATACTGCTTTGGTAAAAAGCAATTATCATCGGCAGTCGTGTGTAAATAAAAAATGTTATTGCATATAAGCTCTTTTTTATTGTATAACTCTTCTTCATTCAGCAAAACAGTTTTTTCGCCGTCTTCAGAAATATTCTCAAAAAAAACTTTGTAAACCCAATTTTCTTTAGCGACAGGATTACACGTCAATAAGATGTGCATTGATTGATCGGTAACACGAAAACGCGTTAAAATCTCTTCATAGCCAGAAAATTTTATCTCCGAACATTCTTCTATCCAAATTATTGATACGCCATGAATTGATTTAATTTTCTGTGGATCGTCCATGCCCTTAAAAATAATTCGACTTCCAGAGGGGAAGCGATATTCT